CGTAGAATGTCAAAGACTGTTGGAACTCATAGAGTTTGGACAGGTTCTGGCTTTACTTTAGCCAGCGATCCTGACGCATCCACTGATGAAACAACTCGGGTCAATTTAGGAACCCAAGCTGGTATCGTCATGTGGAAGAAGGATACGACTTGGAAAAGTCGTAACCCTCGCGCGCCGAAGATACCATTTGATCCGTCTAAGAAGCGTTCTTTGGGACTCATGTCCCAAGGAGAATTCGAACTTTGGAAACCAAAGTTCGACGCTACTTTTGGCAGTATCTCTTGGTCTACTTCCTCGCTCTTGATCCATGATTACCAAAGTCCAGTACCTCGTACTGAGACTCAGCGTCATGGATCAACCGTGATCATCGGTCCTTGTGCCTCACTTGATGCACCCGGCGTCGTCGCCGCTGCTGCTGGAGAACGTTTGTATGCTATGAGCACATTGGCTAAACATGCCAATGGCCTTATCGCTCAGGCTATGCCTGGTCGACGTAGATACAACGCTTTCTATCAGCTCGCTGAGTTACGGGATCTTCCCGGAACCATACGTGGATCTTTATCCGCGTGGCGAGACGTAGAGGCCATTATTGGCTCTGAGAACTTTTCTAAAGCTCTCAGGTCAGTCAATTTCTGGTCTCCTGCTAAGATAAAACTTGTACAGCCAGCTTTGGCTCGTACAGGTGTTATCGTTAGCCCTGATAAAGCGATAGCCGATGCCTTTCTGACTTTTCAGTTTGGCTGGGCTTCGATGTATCAGGCGGTTACATCAATCATCGGAAAGCCGCAAAAGATTGCTAAGGACATTAACACCCTTATCAATCAAAACGGCAAGATGATGACATTCCACTCGAGCATTGGTTTGCCCTCAGAGGAATGGACCTCCTTTCCGACTATCATCCCCTATCCGCCAGTTGGGTTTCTACCTGATCCGAATTCTCCACTTGCCCAGTCGGGCAAGCGGACTTCGGTTAGACTTCGAGGTATAGTTAACTTCGAAGTTCAGATGCCGCCCATTGACGTTCCGACTCTCAGAAAAAGGATGTTTGATGAGAGAATCTGGCTTAGCCCAAGACCTTCGGATTTGTATCAACTTATCCCTTGGACTTGGTTAATTGATTGGTTT